TACCTGGTTGGCCCACTCATAACCTCCAGCCCTCAACCAAGTCGGTTGAGGGTTGGTTGTAGTTATTGTAACAGCCATGTTGTACCTCTATTAGCTCATAGTTAGAGTAAAAGTAGTGGTTAGAGTGTCATTTGCACCTTTGTTAACGACAGGGAACACAACTCTATCTAACATCTTTCCTGCGGTAAGATGGTTATATATAGCAGCTTCTTTAATAGCACCAGTACTTTCACCTGGTAGGAACGTATAAGCAAGAGTTAGTACTTTTGTTCCATTAGTGTGATTGTAGGTAGCCACTCTTCTAGCGCCTAGTGGAGTTTGGATGCCAGTTTGGGTAGCAGAAACGGCTAAGTCATTAGTGCCAAGTGCAATGTAATTGGCGGCAGCAGGTCTTGTTGCATCAAATATCGCATCAGCGATCATATCAAAGCCACCATTGACAATAAGGTTGTCCTTATGTGTAGTTTCTACTTCGCCATTCTCTTTCGTAAGTGTCATGGTGAAAGCGCCGTGCATTTTTAAGTTTAAATTTTCCATTTATTATGATACCTTTAATAAGTTGTAACCAGAATTGGTTGGTGGTGGTATGGATTTTGCAGACATAACAGAGTCGTTAGCCTGCATATTAGCAATAAATAATCTTCTTACTGAACTGCTTTGAGAAATACCCACAGCAAGTAGAGCGTCGGGTACTATCTCGTAAGATACCTCTAGAATATGCTCTGCAGGGTTGCTGACCCCAGAAAGCAAGGGAGTTAGTATAAATTTTTGTTGTGTGTAGTCATAAGTTAATTGTAAGAACGAGCCTGCTAACCCTTCTAGTCTAATTACCTCAAAAGACTCAACACTGGCAGTAGGACGTACCCAGAATATCATAGAGAACTCTTTAGGAATATCGACGTTGGTGTACTCTAAGGGATCCACTCCAGTTCTGAGAAGGCCAGAAGAGAATCTACCTCGAGCTGGGAGGCCAGCAAACGTATTAGCGTTAACTGGGGCAGTCTCCCCCGGAAACACAGCCACTGGAGGTGGTTCAGGAGCAAGACCATTAATGCTAGTAGTTGTATCGTGGAATCTCCAAGACTGTACTTCGGAAGCAGGCTTCGGAGTACTATAGGCTATCTCCATCCTAACATCGCCAATACTGTCTACGAAGTCTATTAGCCAGGGTCTCAAACTCTCTGTACTGTACCAACTAAAGGTAGCCGTATTCCACGTTTCCAAATCCTGCTTAACTACATTCTTTTTTGAGACAACTGTATTTTGTGCAGTGTACACGTCAGGCAAGGTAACTTCAGTTAAGTATTCTCCACTTAGTTTACCAAATTCTGATACTAACTTTCCGGAGTCTACTACTAAGTCTATCTTAACGCCAGCCCATTGACCTGCAGGTGTTTCCGGCGTACTCTCAAAACTTCTAAGCCCAGTGAGTTCATTCTGTGAATATATTGCATTCATATCCTTAGGTTGAGCAATTTCAGTAGTAGTGAAGGATGCCTTGTCTGACTTAGACCCTAAGGAGTTAAGCGCCTTAATAAGGAATTTTCTAGTTCCTCTCCCACCGTAAGGTACGGAGTAGGTAGTAGAGTTTACTACAGATACTAGTGTAGATTGCTCCCATAAGTCTCCTTCTCTTATTTCGTATCCTGTAAGGTACGGGTCCGGAGAGGGTCGCCAAGCAAAGTCTAGTCTACCAAGTGCTTGCACACACGAAAATCCAAGTACTCTAGGTACAGAGGGGAGAATTACATGAACTCTACTAGCGACTTTACTAAGATTGCCACTTGTATCTATGGATCTAATGAGGAAATCCTTATCCACATTGTACTCTTCAATAGTAATTACTGCTCTATTAGCTGTAAGTAAGTCGATTGCTACAGAGTTTTCCCAACCAGTTCCGTACCTTAATTCGTACCCATGTAGGTCCAGATCAGTTACTGGGTCCCAGGATAGTACTACGCCGGTTTTGCTCATTGCATATTTAAAGTTTTTAACGTTTGCAGGGGGGGCAGTCTTACCCAACACTTTAACTACCGCAGACTCTACAGCAGGGGACGAACGGTTGAATGAATTTCTAGTAGACACCTTGAAGGTGTACGACCCAGTAGGTGCGTTAAGTAGTTCTATATAAGAAGTTGGGCATTCTCTATCTAGTAGGGTCCAGTTATTATTACCGATCTTGTAGTGTACAGAATAACTTACTGCGCCTTCTACGTCTGGCCAGTCAAACTGTACTTTATTATATACTGTACCAGCCACTACGTATAAGGACTCTTCTATGAGCATTTTCGTAAAGTCTGTAATAGACTTTGGACTGAGAGACAGATTAGATGTTTTCTTCTCTTCGAATGGTATGTCTCTTTCTACATAGTCATACTTCTCTGCCGAGTGCTTTATAGCACTTACATCGTAGACACCAGAATCTGTATTCTCTACTATAGATAGTACTTTGAATGTAGCAGGCTCTACCAGTGCAGGTATGCGAGCTACCCATAAACTGTTAGGTGCTGGGTATACGTCATCAAACACCGGAGCCACAGTTACTACATTCCCGTCTACTTTAAGTACCTCTTTTTCTTCGATCGCATTAATATGGCGCTCTACTTTAGAAGGACTTAATGTAGTATCATCCGGTAGAGTTTCCACTACTAATTTTTTTATCTCAACTAGTATGAAACTACCTACAGGGACGGATATCTCCGAGTCTAGTTCAACAGTATTGAAAGTCGAGGAAACTACTCTACCTCCCAACCTACTAGATACTTTGGTACTATCGGCTATTTGAATTATTGATCCAGGACGTAAAGAGGCTCCAATGTTCCCTGCACTAAACCCCAAAAGATTGCCTTCGTGGTTTTCGGAGTACAGCACCCATTTGCCTAGTCTTCTAGCCTGTGCTCGGGAAGTACAACCTATAGCGTTTAGGGAGATTTCTTTATATCCGTACTTCAGTAACGCGTCATGATCTTCTACATACTCTACTACCCTACTATATCCCTCAGATGGGTCATTCCAAGTAACTAATGCTACACTTTTTCTTGCGGATAACTGACTACCACTGTAAGAGAAACTACCGTCAACCACATTAGCATTTGTGAACAGCATCTCAGGTGATTCAGGGTGGTCATACGTAAAGGATAATACATTACCTGACCAATACGCCATACCCCGGAATATCTTAGTCATATCTTTGACTACACTAAGAGCTTCCTTTCTAGAGGTTATAAGCATGTTACAAGTGTATCGAGGCTCCCATGTACCAAACCCATCAGGGACTAACTCATCACAGTACTGAGCTATTCTAAATAGCTCCCACACATCTATCATGTCAGGGCTTATGTACTTACCTAATCCATATCTGGAGTTTGTTAATAGGTCATAGAAACACCATGCTGGGTTATCAGACCAAGCCACGTCAAACGACCCATCCCACAACTGCCCATTAGGCTTATGGTACGTACGTGATTCTGGACTATAGAAGTTTGATGAAGGTACTTTTATTTTTAGTAGCTTTAGGTCGTATGATCTAGCTGGTACATTTGCAAAGTACTCGGAGTTTATATTTAGTGCAAAAATCGCTGAGTTAGGATAAGTTAGCTTATCGTACGTTATAGCGAAGATTTGTCTTAACCTAAAGGTACTCTTTTGTTTTATATCGCTTTCTTCATCGTCTATATCATCTGCACTAAGTCTCTCAAGACGCACATAAATATGCTTACCTTGGTACTCCTCAGGTATATCAATAGTCACAGCTTTATTGTACTTAGACAGTGTCTTGCCAACAATACTATCTTCAACCCGAGTAACCCAGCCTGAATACTGTGTTCTTAAAGAAATTCGATAGTTTACGAAATGGCCGTAAATATCCCCAGTATCTTTATTACTCTCTACCAAGGAGTCTACACTTACCACCACTTTAATAGCATCAAGTACTTTAGTATTGAAAACAGTCTGGGTGGTAGGTCTATCCTTCTTTACTATGACATCATAGGATGTACCTGATTGGATTGGGAAGTTCTTTAATCCATTCTGGTGTTGTGTGCCTTCTAGTAAATCATAAGAAAAATCAGTAAAGTTGTATGAACCGTCTGATTCCTTTAGTGGGACACCATCTAAGTATATATCTTCCTCGCCCCTCTCATTTCCATGATAAAACCCCTCAATCTCGCCTTCGCAAAGTAAGTCTAGTACATTAGCGAAGGATTGAGATTTTAGAGTATTTGGGGCTTCAGTACCACTTCCCCCACTTTTACCACCACCTCTACCAATTATTAGTTTAGACATTATTTACTCTCTATTATTAAGATTATTCAGCAGGCTTAACGTGTAAGGTTCCTACTACAACTAGCTCTGGGCTACCATTTACTTCTATGTACTTTAAGGGGGCTAGTATGCCTTGATCTATATCTATAGCTGCGGAAACTACCACGCTACCAATCCTCATTCTTCCATACCCTACAGGAACGGGTGCACCCTGTTTTGTGACATTCACTGGACCACTAAACATAGTAGAGCTGTTATCAGCTATCTCATCTTGGTCTTCTTGCATCAAGGCTGTGATACCACCCGCAATAAGGGAGTAACCTACACCCATCGCCATATTTGATAGAAACCCCTGAACTCCTACTGCTGCAGCTCCTCCGGAAGCTATTACGACACCTACTATTACTGCTCCAAGGAGTATCTGTCCTAAAGGATCTTTTCCTTCCCCAGCACCTTCAAGTACAGGTACGATCTTAACTATTGAAGACTCTCCTATAGGCGTTAGGGATATATTGTCTGAAACTAGATGCGAGTTATCAATTAATACTTTGTACTGTCGGTTATCTTTTATCATCTCAGAAGTAAAGGTGGGGAAGTTCGCATTCAGTGCCCGTATTATTTCCGGAAAACTAGATACTCGGAAAAAGATTTTATCAGTGAAACTATCCCTCAAGTGTCCGTATAGTCTAACTTCTGTCATTGTGCCTCCAAATACTATGTGTACACTTCCACCAGTACCCACCATAAGGGTCTACCTTAGATAGTCTGTTGTCCAAGTGATGTAGTATTTTTCCGTCCCCTATATAGACAGCTGCATGATTCGCTACTTTAGAGCGTATTTGCATCAATACTACGTCGTGTTCCTTAAGTTCTTTGACTCTGTGGAACCCCCACTTCTCCGCGCTATCTACGTACAGGTTCATGTCTGGCTCATTCCACCAGTCTTCTGGCCTATACGGGTCTTCCAAAACTATACCTAATTCTTTATTGTAGTAGTCTCGGACTACAGTAAAGCAATCAAGAATACCGTAAACAAAAGGTCTTCCCTCAAGAGGAAGATTTGCATAGTTTTCGGGCTCTATGGTAGAGTAAGTACCATCTAAAGTGTTTATCACCACCCAAGGAATGTCACCTCTATTGCAAGACTTTACATCAAATTCACTAGGAAGGCAGTTGTCTTTGTGCGAGTGGATAACCGATAAAATTTTACCTCTATCCGCTGCTTTTACATAGTCTTTTGGGTCAAGTATAAACTCGTTCTCAGGGTCTGTAGAAATGTTATTGCAGGGTACATATTCTGCGGTGGTTCCTACTTGGATTACCAAGCCACAAGACTCTTTAGGAGCCACTGCTCTAGCGTGCAATAATGCTGGATTTATAAAACTCATCAAGAAACTCCTGCAGCTGGAAATCCGCCAAATGGTAGAGGCTTACCTTCACCAAATCTAAGGGCACAACTCTTGAGCCTCTTACCACAGTTATCGCTCTCTGCATGCTGAGTTTTCACATCTAGATCGGTCGCAACAGGCATACCGGTATACGAACACTCTGTACTTCTGTACTCCCAAGAGCACAAGTTTTGTAGTACTTGTCTTCTTGGTAGTTGTACACCTTCTATATCCCAAGCCGCTACTAGTTCGAATTCTACCTGAAGTTTGTTTTCAAGTACTTTTCTATTTACTTTGTATACGTCGGGAGCTAGTTCGGCCGTAGCGTCATAGGAAGGGTTCACTCCTGACGCAAAGTTTGCAGGGTCCAAGTACTTAGCAAAAGTCCTTCTGCGTGTAACCTTCGCGCCTAACAATTCGTCGAATAATTCTATATAAGTACTAATTATGCTCATAACGTTAGCCACTACTAATCTAGGTCTGGGTAATTGCCCTTGAGGGTTTAATTCAAAACCATCTGCTAGTATTGGGAGAGGTTGGTACCTGTTCCCTTGCCATACCACTTGAGAGGTTATATCATTAAGACCACTGTGGAAAAATACTATAGCTTCAGAACTTAGAACAGATATAAGTACACGACCCTCGAACAGGTTGGGAGGTGTAAATTGTATTGTATCATTAAACTTTCTAACTACTGTACCCTGATTAGCTGTAAGGTTTATTATATTACCTCTAGGTGATATAATCTCAAGTACAGTATTTGGCTCCATATAGTAATCCTGTCCTGTGAAATTAACCCCAACATCTACTGCTATATCAGTACGAATATCGGGGGATAATCCCAAGTTTCTAAAGTCAAGCTCGTAAAGCGTGACCATAGAAGTTGGCTCAAGAGAACTAAGGGTATCTATTAGGTCCGATCTAGTACTTGGGTTTATGTGGGCCATTAGACAAATACCTGCTCAAAAGTACAATTAAGTGACTTATGGATAGGGGAACCAACGTTACTGCTCCAGGTAGAGCAGACTACTGTGTACTCCACCAATTCATCTGGAGGAGTCCACAAGAAGTGTCGGCTGCCTTTCTTATCAATAAGGAAGGCTTCCATACTATTAATGACTTCGTACCGCCTATTATTAAAGGACAGGTCCCAAGTATACTTAGTATTATTTATACCGTTTGGGGTACGTTGTATGTATCCGTCCCCAAACTCTATGGCCTTAATTCTAGTACTAGCCTGCTTGGAGTACCCAGTAGAGGGCACAAACCAATCTGAACCGTCAAGTGCAATGTATTCAAAAACATCTGCCATCTTTAACCTCTATTTAGTAGACCACCAGGTCTAGATTGTTTCATAAGTTCTTGCTGCACAATAGAAGCTATTATTTTGCCTGTATTGGCCGCACCCGAGTTATCACTAGTAGCCGTAGTACTGGTCTTTCCAGAGCCCTCTACACTAACACTAACGTTAACGTTGTTGGTAACGCCCTTTCCACCACCTTCTGGTAGACTCATAACTACAGGGATGTTTTTACCATCTGGTAAAGGTACAAAAGCTTCTGCTCCTGCTTCCCCGAAAGTTGCATGAGTAGGTCTATTTACTACACCGCCTCGTGCGTGTCTTACTTCTGGGTAACCACTACCTGTAGAAGGTAGTGCAACACCCATGCCACCAAGACCTATCTGAATTGCCTTCATGATATACATCTTAGCTATCATCTTAGCCATATCTGCCAAGATACTAGCAGTCATTCGTCCGAAGGATTCTGCAGTCAAGTCTCCAGCAGCTATCAAATCTACAAAGCTATCTGCAAACTTATTAGAACCTGCAATAAGTCCATCAGCGAAAGTTTCTTCGATTGACTTAAGGTTCTTACCAATTTCCTGAGCAGCGGTATTCCATGCCATAGAAACTGATGCTGGGTGATCTATCTGTGCTTGCGCAGTATCTGCGTTCACACCTTCTTGCTTCCCAAATGCAGTTTGCGCATTACTCAGACTGGCCTGTTTTAGTACTTGTAGTTCATTTTGAGCCGTGGCCAGAGCAGCCTCAAGAGCAGCTACACCTTCTGGGGTAACGTCTGTATTAGCTATACCACCCTCTAGGGCTGCAATTTGTGCTCTCACAGCTGCCTGTTGTACTAGTAAAGCGTTTTCTTCGGCAGTAGAAGCAGCAGCAATTTCACGTCTTCTTAGTGCATCTTCTTCGGCGATACGCTGTTGTGCGTTATTAGTACCTTGAGTAGCCCAATACCTATCATGTGCATCTCTATCTTTAGCTACAGCGGCTAGAGCTGCTTGACTAGTCAGTTCCGTATCGCGTAGTGTTTTAGCAGTATTCGCATCGCGTGCTGCTTGCTGTTCAGCAAGTAGTTCTAAAATAGCAGCACTAGCAACCTTCTTCTCTTCTAAGTCTGCGTCTGTTGCGGCGTTAGGTGCAGTTACATTATCATGCCTGACTAGGTTAGTAGCAGAAACGACAGCTGCTTGCTGTGCGTTTGTTTGCGCTAACGTAGCATCCCTCATCTGTTGGTCTGTGACACCTTCTTTAGGGTCACCGTTTTTATCTAGAAGGGAGTTGTAGGCAAGATTTGCAGATCCTAGGTTGTCTGTGGCGGTCTTGTTAGCAAGTATTAAACCTTCTCTCTGTATAGCAAGGACGTCAAGAGCCGCTTCTTTATTTATCTTCGCTAATGCCTTAGCCTGCAATACTGTAGCTTTTCCACCCTGCCTGTATATAGCAGCTTCAATACGTTCCTTTCTAGCATTAGTACTAATAGCGTCTGGGAGTTTAGTAGCTTTAATAATGGCCGCTTGTAGTGACAACTCAGCAGTGGTTATCTTTAACTGATCATTATAATCAGTAATCCCTTTCAGTCTTATTCTCTCAGCCTCAGCTAACTCAGCAGCCTTTATTAGGTGATCTCTTAGTAATTTCAGGGATTCTTTCTCATAATCCTCTAATTTTCCAGCAAGAATTGTTTGTTCGTAAACGTCCTTGTAGTTCTGTACAAGAGCCTTATGTTGATTATGAAGAATTTCTTCTCTTTTATCACCCATACCATTTACTAGTAGTTCGTTCTCGGCTATAGCGTTCCGTTCAACCATCTGCTCTTTTAATAGTTGTAATTCGGCTTTTGCCTTGCCTATTTTAGAGGCTGCTAATAGAGCTTCATCTTCGGCATCTGGTTTAGCCTTATTATTGAAGGCTATTAGAACCTGATTATGGGCGTTAAGGGCTGCAGTGTGGGCTTTTGTATCAACTAGTAGTTTATTACCCAGGCCTTTAGTGACTAAAGGTGCAAGAGACTTGGCGTAATCCTCTATTGTATCAGAATGATCTTCAAGAGACTTAGCATGCTTAGCCCTAAGTTCCTCAAGTGTTATAAGGCCCTTAGCGTAATCATCGAGGTCTTTTTGAACCAGTAGGTTAGCAGATGGGGTAAGTCCCAAACGCCTTGTAACCTCTGCCAGTTGATTAGACTGTTGCAGCAAAGTTTTTACGTCTAGATCACTGCTTTTCATATTTTTGAAGCTGGATGACATATCGTCTACAGTGTCTCTCATTGCAAAAGCCGCAGCTTCAGTAGTGCTTAGTGCTCTAGGGAAAATAGTTTTAAAGAAGTCAGTAACGTCTTTACCAGGCAACTGAGAAAAAGCAGTTGTACTATCTGAGTACTTCTTGGTTATATCCGCGTACTCTTGGTACGTGTTCTTAATAACTTCAACTAGTGCTGTAATTTCTGCAGTGGTTACATCAGCCCCTTTTGTACCTACCTTTGTAAAGGTATCTGTAAGACCTGCAGTGGAGATCGCGTCTGTTACGGCCTTTTTAGCACCTTCCGACATTTTACCAAACGTTTCTATGAAGTTGTCTTTAGACGCTTTAGTTATATTAATTACCACATCGCCGTCAAACTCCTTCATTTTTTCCGCTAACTCATCCATAGTTTTAATACTACCAGCGGTGAGTCCAGAAAGTTTATCTTCGTAGAACTTCAAAGCACTGCCTTTGACCTTGTCTGCGCCACCATCATTTAGAAAGTCTTCCTGAAGCTCTCGTAACTTGTCGTTTATTCGTACGTCAGGGTTATCTCCCGGAATGATTGAGTAATCTACTTGTATAGTAGCTGAAAAGTTTTCCCAAGATGCTGAAATTGCGTCAGCGAATGACTTAGTAGCATTGGCTAGGAACTTAAATCTTTTTATGGAATCGGATACTGTTTTAGTCTCGATTGAGCTAAGTACTGTAAGGTGATTACCATATTTCTCTATAGACTCTGCAAGCTCCCCGTACCCGTCTTTAAGCTTATCTAGTGCAGCTTCTTGAGCCTTAGTTTCGTCAGACTTGAACCATTCTATAACAGCTAGTGCTGCTTGAATGCCCATAAGGCCCCACATTATAGGACCTAACGCAGAGAGTAGAAAACCCATGGAAGTACCAGCAAGTACTGCGGAGCCTCCTAGAACTCCTAAACCTTTAGAAGCTACGGTAACAATGGAGCCAAAATTTTTGAGACCTGCTATCAGGCCTCCCTGAGCTATAACCATACTCATTTGACTGCTTGCACTAACAGCAGCAGCGGTGGTAGTCAGAAATGCCGTTTTAACTTGCGTGGCCCATGCTACAGTCGCTGCACCTAGTACCTTTATTTTGCTAGCAACGCCAGTTGCTGCAGTGCCCACATTTTTAAAGCCTGCGACAATATCAACTATCTTGCCTCGCATTACATCTAGCTCTGGTCCAGTAGTCTTACCTATAAGTGTGCCGACGTTTACCGTACCATCTGCACCAACTTTACCTTTAGCACTATTTATAGTAGCTCGTATGGACGCTAACGCCCTTTTCTGATTAACTGGATTATCTAGGTCATGCATAACAGATAGTAGAGTCTTACCTGCAATGCCAGCATCTTTCATTCCTTGGGCTAATTGTTTTAGCGCAGCTGTGGAGTTTTTATGAGATACAGAGGCTGCCTTTTGTACTGTTACTAAGTGCTGCTGCTTTGTTGCTAAATTCGCAACTGAAGCAGCAGCATTAGCAGCAGCTGAAGACGCGAAAGTTGTAAGCTGTAAGCTTAAATGACTAAGGGAAGGAACGGCCTTCTTTATTATGAAAGCTGTTAGAGATGCCAGCGCCAAATAAAGTGCCTTAGGAGAATCACTAAGAAATTTAACTACGGGCTCTAGTGCATTGGAGAAAACACCCATTGTTGAAGTCAGGGCTTCCACTGTAGACGCTTGTAGTCTTTGGTACTGGTTTACTTGTTCCCCGTTTTCTATAAGAACGCCATACTTATCTGATGACTGCTCAAGTACTTCATTCATTACAGCTACTTGCTTTTCATAAGTAGTTAATTG